AGCTTGTGGTTGATGTGAGCGTGATACGCCTCTGTTGTGGGTGTGATGTGTCGAAACTCCGGATAGACAATCTTAGGATGCGCTGTGGCACCCTCCGGCAGCTTCTCCGGAAAATCGAACAACACCTCATAGAGCTTGAAATATTCATGCGGCGTGCCTTTATCTTTTTCATAGTTCTCTAACATTCTCTCCCAACATCGGAAGAGCCAGACGTAGTTGCCTTTGCCTTGACACAGCCAGTGTAGTGCGGGATGATCCATGTTCATTCCTGCCAGTAATACGTAACCTGTGAGAGCGACTTTACGACCTTTCTCGTCCAGAGAGTCCGTGTCGTGAAGCCACCATTTTCTGTCATTCCCGTTATGCTTCAGCCACATCGGGCCGAAGCCGTCCGTTTTTCTGTGGCAGCAACTCAACAGCAGCGCGTACTGCAGCAGCAAGCTCGTCAAGTGAATGTCACAGAGCTCGTCCGCAGCTTTTTGCGGATCCTCGTTTGTGTACAGGATGTTCATAATGTATCGACTCAGTTACGGGGAGCGAGGCTCCCCTAGGTTTATGTTAAAAGTTCCTTTAGATCGGCAACACCCACTTCAAGTTCATAGTAGATGCAAAACTTCACAAACGTTGCGAGCGAAGGCTTGATGACCAAACCGTTCGACCACCTGTCGTAAGTGTCACCACAGACGTTGGCTCCTTCGATAACGTCTTGGCGACACGAATGCCTGAGTTTGATCTTGATCATTTCAAAGGCTTCGTAATAGTCCACTTGATCTTCTCCTAGCTGAGATCGTCTAAGTAAGCACGAATGTCTATGCAGATTTGTTTGGCCAACGCAACCGGAGGGGCGTTCCCTTTCCTTCGCGCCAGAGAATTGGCGATGATGTCCCAGAGATTGTTTTTTAGGTTCTCTACTCTGGCGTCTTGCCTTGATTTGCATATATTCCACACCTGGTAATACGCGTTCAAGTGTCCGTTGTAGTACCCTCCTGGCTTACGACTTAAAAACGCTTCTTCAGGGAACTTAAAAGCACCTCTGATTGCATCTTCAAACTCAGCCCTCCCTTGACTATTTGACATACCTTTCTCCTTAATTGCTTTTAGTGGTGGCATCTCCTACGTTTAAGTCCGAGACGCCCCGCCGATGACGGGGACATTTTTGCTAGAAAGCCGTTGGTGCGCTTCTGTCGCGGATGAGCTTCATGACAAACTCGTCAAAATGCCCTTTCTTTTCCGCCTTCTTGAACAACCAGTTGGCGGGGTAACCTTTGGAATCGACTATCTCCCATTCCACTTCCTCATCTTCCGGGGGATCGCAGTCTCCCGGTCCTGCTCCTTTGAATGTATGCTGCACCCAGTCTTTGGGTGAGGTGTAGCTGCCTATGTGAACTCCGGCGGGGATTCCGTCGATCGTCACGCAATAGTGTATTTCCAGTCTTTCCGGACGTTTGGTGCCGTTGACGAAGTGCCTTAAATCAATCAGATCTTTTTTGTAGGCCGCCAGGCGCTTTCCTCGATTTTTTAATTTGAGCTTGTTGGCCGCTCTGAGATGTCTTAGGCTCAGGTTGAGTCTTATTCTGCACTGATTCAGTTCGTCATTGGGGTCCCCGCTTATTTTAAAGGGAATTCTTTTAAACGACACTGATGCCCTCCGGGATGTCAGCTATTTTGAGAATGTAATGGTTTATTTTGTTTAAATCACACCAGCCTAAAACGCCGAAGCATCGGTCCGCTTTGTCAAACAGGTCTCCGGTTACGCTACCGTTAGGGTCAATGGGCGCAATTTCAAATAAGCCTTGCGTACCTCCCATGGAATCCGAGTCTCTAATGATGCTCAGCGAGTGTCCATTTTTGAAGACGATCACAGCTCGTGTGGAATTTTCTGTCGAGTTGTCAAATACCCTGAGTACTTTTGGCGCTGCCTTTGGAGGGATGTGAAACATCATAAGTCAAACACCTTGGACGGGACGTCGCTCAGAAATGAATGAGACGTCTTTTGCTCTTCCAAGAAGAAGAACAGAGCGTTCGCGGGCAGCAGCCCCTGCTCCGACATTCTTTTGCAGATGTTTAAACACTCGTCTTCCATGTGCTCCATAGACTTGTTTCCCAGAGCCACTTCTTCTCTCGCCCACAACCACAGGTCCAGCATGTCGACGGCTTTCAGCCAGAGCTTTTCTTCATGCTTGAGCTCGAAGGGTTTAGTGAGTTGGCCGATCAGCTTCGATTCGAAGACCATCAATTTTTCTTTTATTTCCGGAAACTGCCGCTTGAGAGGAGTTGGAATGTCACCCGTCCAACGCTCCGCGACGTCATGCCAGAGGATTGCTCGATACAGCTCCGCCGAGGGCTCGGGGTGCAAAATTGAGAGCAGCGCCATCATATTAAAACTGTGGTGTCCCACTGAGTACTCTCTGAAAAGAGTTTTCGCGTGGCACCGGCTGACAAATCCGGCCTCCCGAATTGCTTTTACCTTTGTTGCTGTATCCAGCTTCATTTGGCATTTTCCTTGTGAAAGTCGTTTGACATCTTCGGTACGGTCAACATCAAGTAGTCTCTGGCGATGTGTGTGGCCATGATTCTTCTCCTTTTGATTTTAAAGCCCCTCGAAAGGGGCGGTGTTCACAGATTTATTTCTTTCTTCTTGAGGGCAGCCTCCAAATTTATTGAACATTTTAATAGAGCGGGCACCCACCCTGTGGCGATTTGAACGTCTGCAATAGTTTCTGAATCTGTTACGGGCTCGCCATCGACTCGTTGTTTACCTAATCATCTTTTCTTTTCTTCCACTCGTCCAGGATGGCCAGTGATTCCACCAGCTTTCCCGCACTTTCCATCCCCTCACGTTCGGCCAGGGTCTTCTGAATCTCTTTGTGATGCTCAGGATAAAGCCTTTCCATGATCTGTCGGTGCAAGTCCGCGTTTGTGTCCCACCAGAACTGCTGATCAATCATCTGTCCCGCAGGCCCTTTTTCGGGACGAGGAGACGCCACAACCATTTGGGTGTAGAAGCGGAGCCCTTCAATTACGGCCACTTGCGCCATTGCGCCGTAGTCGCTGAACTCCATCAAATCTCTCACAAATTGTGTGTTGGTTTTAGGTCGCATTTAGAGTCCTTAAGTTGTGGGTCTGAGTCCGATAGCATTGCGTCCATAGCTAAGACATCTAGAGAATCTAAGCAAAGGGTGCCTTCATTTGTTTCGACGTGCACATGTCCGTCAGTGCATACGCTCCATGTGTGGCCGGAGGGTGTTTTAAACTTATGCATGAACCCTTCCATGAGCCCAGTGCTATTGCCTGTATCTTTTTTCCTGACGGCGGCGAGAAGCATCTTAAGCTCACTTTCGGTTAACCATGTGCGTGTGTCATCGCCTTTCAACTCAACACACAAATCTTTGTTGACAAGCCACTCGTCACCTGCTTCTGTGCGACCTCGCGGCGCAAGTTGCCAGCTGTCGCTGTTTTTGTGTTGCATCACGCCATGGCCCTTATGCTTTGCAGGGTATCGGTGTCGTCTTTATCAAACCGAAAGTCGCTGAATCTCGGCAAGAACAAAGAAAACGTTTCGCGGTTTTTGGCATTGATCAACTCGTTAAACGTCACCTCCATAAGCTTCCCTTCATAGACTTCGTACCAGTTTTTGTGAATGTCTTCCCTCATTTTGTCGGAAAAGCCCGAAACATCCACATACACCAGTCCATCGTCGGTTCCGCATCTCACGGAACCGAAGAGCTCTTCGTTTTTACCGGTGCCTGGAGTGAGCTCTATCATGCGCAGATCGGCTTCGTGTTCTGCCTTAATTTTGACTTCGAAGCGTGAAGTTCCTTTCTTCCAGATTCCGTGAGGATGCTTAAAGATAGTGCCTTCGCCGCCCCAGAGAATAACTTCTTCCGCATGTTCCTGTGCCTCTTCATAAGAAAAGACGATGCGGCTCTCCACAAGAGAGATCACGGACAAATTTAAGAAGAGGAGAATGTTCCGAAGATCTTGCATACGTTTGGCTTGAGGGACTTCGTAAACACCGTCTGCTGCGGCGCTCAGAGGGATTGCATCCCAGATGGTGTAAGTGACGGAACAGCCTTCAGGCAATTCGTCACGCCCTTTGAGGAGACTGTTGAAGATACCATTGCTGGCTTTTCTTCGCATCAGAACACCTCCGCGAATGATCCCCAGCTCCCCCGAGTAACGCGTACCCCCTTGCAACAACACCAGCTCTCGCTTAAGCGTTTGCCACGCAGAACCGGTGATGTCAAACTCCTGTCCTTTTCTCGTGTGCAGCTGCGTCGGCAGGCCGGTGTCGGCGGGGATGCTCAGATTGGCGAACATGCCGTCCATCTTAACCTGACTGTCGACGCCCTCTTTCCACGGCCACTCATTGAGCTTCACGTGCTTGGGCAAAGAGCAACGCTGATAAGGGAAGTCCGGGATAATGCCTCTTCCGAAAACTCTCTTGGCCGCCTTATTCACGATAGCCGCTCCGATTCCGGCGCGGAGGTCTTTATTCAATATTCTTTTGAATAGCTCTTGCGAAGACGCCTCCAACGCTTCAAGTTCGTCCGTCAGAACCTCATGCGCCGCATGGCCTGTCAGCGTGCGCTTCGAGAGGTCTCCCAGTGTCCTCCAGGTGCCGGCGTCGAAGTGCTCATGCCCGGAGGGCACCTGCGGGGTTTTGAGCACGCCGTAGGTCACCAGAGGATCCATCGCGGCGGTGATCACCATTCGAAAGTAGTCATCGCTGAGGAATTCAGCCAACAGCATTTCTTTTTGCTTAGTGGAAGGCTCTTCCGCAACATATTCGATTGCATCGAAGATTTCTTCGGAATTTGAAAAATGACCCATGTTGTTTATCACCCCTTTCGATTTTTGATTAAGAGAGAAGGCTGACCCTTCTTAAGTTCCCATTTGAACGACTCTCCGCAGTCCACACATACTTTCTTGTCTACTGACGTCATCCCGACCAGCGCGTCACTTTTACAAAAAGGACACAACTCAGAGGATGTCGATGGCTTCGACTTTAGAGCCTTCAGCATTTCCGCTAAGACTTGTGAAATCATCTTCATTTGCTCCTTTCTTTATTCTGCTCTCGGCTTGTTCTATGATCTCATCCAGAGCCTGCATCCTGCCCGATTCAGGCAAGTATCTGACTCCGGGGACTCTGCCCGTAAGACCTATCGTTCGTGCTTTTAACACAGACATGCTTATCGAGTTCTGTTCAGATACTGTGTCCGCCGTCATATTTCTGGCGAACGCAATTATGTCGAAGGCAATCTGCTTTATTGAGCCTGAGCCCTTTATGTCGTCGAGAGACGGCAGACGACCTTCCTCGAATGACTTCTTATCGTTGGGCGTCTTTCTCAAATGTGATACCAGACCTATCCACACTTCCGGATACTTTTTCACCAGACGCAACAGATCGTTCATTATCTTATCTTGCGCTTCATTCCCTTGCAAATGCTCTGCGCCTTCCGAGGCCAGGATGGTGATGTGGTCAACGAATATTTTGGTGCAGCCCACGAGACACATGTATTCCAAACGGTCGATGACGCTGCCGTCGTTCACGGAACCTTGGTGATCCAGCAATTCAAACCTATCGCCTTCAAATACAGAGTCGAAACCTACTTTCAACTCATCCAGAGGTATTTCCTCATTGGCTCGATTTCTGTTCAGTGCCATAGCAGACAGCATCTTGCCGGTCTCACCGGGTGACTCTTCCAGGCTCACCACTCCGATTCTTTCTTCAGTCGTCATCCTGATGTGGAGCATTATCTCTCGCATCAAAGTGGATTTGCCCGAGCCTGTGCCGGAGATGAACAGAGCGATCTCACCGCCTCTCATTCCTTTTATTTTAGCGTTCAGTCCTTCTAAGCAGGGCGGGTAAGGGATTGAGAGAACCTTATCTGCGGCTTCTATCGCGGCCCATATGGCGTCTTTCTTGATGATACCTGCAGGAGTGTAAGAAGCAGCTTCAAAAATACACACCATGAGCTCGTGTGCGCCGACTTCTACGAGAACCTCGTTCGCGTCACCTTTGGGCAACTTTGTCATCTTGACTTTATCATAACCGATTATTTTGGCGGCAATCTTCTGCGCTTTATATCCGGCGTCATCTTCATCGAAACATATGACAACTTCTTTGAACGATCTTATCCAGGCTCTCTGCTCGACCAGCTTGTCCGCCATTGCGGATGAGGACATGCCGACAATCGGGTAAAACTTGTTATACTTGGCGTAGGAGGCTTCGGCGACGGCCAGTGTGTCACACTCGCCCTCGCATATGATCAGTCTCTTTCCGCCGCCGCTGAACAGTCTTTGACCGAACAGCTCATCGGAACCGGTCGGTGTCCAAGAAAACTCTTTGGGCAGTCTCCTTATCTTGTACTTTTTGACGCCTTCGTAAGGGTAGTAATGATGATCAATGTTACCGTCGTTGTTGTAAGAGACTTTCACGCCGTAATGTGCGCACACTGCTTTTGTTATAGCTCTCGCCTCGAAACCCCGCGTTGCGTATTCGGCGATTTCTTCGGGCTGCACTTTCTTGATTCGCAGCGCTGAAGGGTTTCCGGGAGCCTTTTCAACTTGTTTACTCTTCGACGAGAAGTAGCGATCACAGGAATAGCACTTTGACCCTCCATCTTCATAAATCTGTCGAGCATCTGAGGAGGGACAGACAAGACAGGGTTGGTCCTTCTTGACTATTTTGCCCATCTCTACCTCAGAAGATTGGTGAACACACCCAACACAAAGGCGGAAAGCATTAGCTTGATATTGGCCAGACCTTCGCTGCCCACGATCTCAAAGTACTCTAAGCTCAGCATTGTGCCGGAATAGAGCAAAGCTACGAGGCTCGCGAAGGCCATTATTACAAAGAAAAGTTTCTTAAACATCCGGTTTCTCCTTAGAAAGAATTGCCGTGAGGCGGTCTTTGTGGCGTTGGGTTATGGTCTCACTGACTCTCCAACTCACCTTTTCAATTCTGGCGTTGTACCACTTTTCGGTGGTTGGTGCTTCAACATAACAAAGTGACCATGTCTCGGCGTATCCCACGGCACCTCTTTTTTGATACTCCTCCAAGCAAAAGAAATCAAAGCCGTCTTTGGAGGAGCTTTCTATCAATGCATTGACAATATTGGAGGAGGACGTATACTTGCGCCAGTCTGTTTCAACTCCTTTCGGAGTCCTGTAGTGTTTCTTGCCTATGTAAAATCTGTCGAGTATCTTGTCGTGGATCAAGTAAACAAAACCGGCGGCCTTTCCCATTTGTTGAGGGAATTTCCAATGTCCGTTGTTGAAGTCTGGTGAAGAAGGTGTGAAGCCTTTCGGCGCACTTATTCTAAAAGACATTCCTCTCTCGCTTTTTTACGAGCGCTTCTATTGCTTCTACCAAGACGTCACCATGACAGGCCAACGGTGAGCAGTAACAGCCCAGTCGTCCGCCTCGGAGTCTTATCAAATCGCGGTCAGTAATAGAGCCCTCTGCTCTCAAATTTTCAAACCGTTCTCTGTATTTGCGTATGACTTCATTTTGGTCACCATCTTTGCCTATAATGAACGGGTTGCCCCATTTTGAACCTCTGCCGATGTAGAAATATGATGCGATATCATTGCCAATCACAGCATTCAGACTATTGAACACCTGCTTATTGTATCCTATATACGTTCTGAAGATTATGTCATTCATATCGTAATATTCGTTGATGAGTTTAGCAAAGTGTTAAGCTAACGCTTTTCACCGGCATCGTGCTCTTCGTGAAATAGACGAACAACGTCAGCATGTCAGGGTCAAACACTCCGCTCCAAGCGCCTTCTTCGCAATAGACTTCGTAAGCTAACTTGCCGGTTCTGCTTTTGAAGGAAAACTTTGTGTTGTTCAGGAAAAAGATCTGATCATTTTTATACCAGCTCTCGCACAATCGGCCAATCTCTGACGACGAAGTGGTCATTCCAGCT